AAAAAAGGATTCAAGATGAAAGAAAGTTGCTTGATGAAACTAAAAAAACTGAAGTGAAAAAAGATAATTTTCAAAAATTTGTAGAAGAAAACCAAGATGATATAGCTAAAATAAAACAAAGAAAGAAAAATAAGTTTGGAATAACATCAAAGAGCAGTAAACTTATTGGTTTATCAGGACCTTTAGCATATCTAGGTTATAGAGGTTACAAAGAGGATTTAATGAATAGAGGATATTCAGAACCAGAAGCTCAACTTACAGCTAGTCTTTTTACTGCGGCAGACTTTACGCCATACATAAGTGGAGCAAAAATGATTTTTGAATCAAGTCCTGCAGGAGCAGGTTCAACGGTCGATCCATTCAGGGAGTTTACAACACCTGAAATAGAAGGTCAAAAAGTTATAGATATATCTGAGGAAAGAGACTTTAGAAACTTACTTTCATCTCAAGTTGATGACGAACTTGAAGTACAACAACAAATGAATATCCGTAAAATGGGTGAGGATTTTAGCAGAGAAGCTGAAAGAAAGAGCCAACTATCGTTGGACGAACAAATGCAATTATTAAAATAAGGGAGACAATAATGGCTAATAAGACAACAGGCAACTACAACTACGGTGCAGCCTACATCATGGGTTCAGATAAAGTAACTATCGACAACCCAGAAGGTTCACAACAGTTATACAGAGAAGGCATGGAATTTTCAACTGAAGTAAATCCAGATGCTTTACAAGTAGACATGCCAAAGAAACAAACTAAGCCAACTGTCGAAGCTTCACTTTTCAACATGGCTGATGACAGAAATTACACTGGTGGCTTTAATTAATAAAGGTGATTTATGGCAGAGTATGGTTCAGGGTTTATCAATTCAGAAGATGAAGAACCTATTGATATAAAAAAATCCGATGAGTTGATGCCCGGACTAGCAGGGTATATTAAAAGTAAGTTTGAAGACTCAGAAAACGGTAGAAGAAGTCACGAACAGAGATGGTTAAATGCCTATAAAAATTTTAGAGGTATATACGATTCAACAACTCAGTATCGTGATTCTGAAAGATCAAGGGTATTTGTAAAGATTACAAAGACAAAAGTTCTTGCAGCTTACGGTCAAATTGTTGATATACTTTTTGCAAACAAAAAATTTCCTCTTGTTGTTCAATCTACACCTATCCCAGAGGGCATAGCAGAGTTTGCTCATCTTGAGACACCTGTAGATCAAACAATAGACAGGTATGGATTTAAAGGTGATGGGAGAGAACTTCCCCCCGGAGCTACTGAAGCTACACCTAATTTAGATTTTTTAGGAGGTATGGCAGATAAATTTCCTGAAGCACCTTTGCGTGAAGGTCCTGCTCGTATGGGAGAACCTCAAATAAGTCCTGCGGCTGAAGCTGCTAGAAAAATGGAAGAACTTATACACGATCAACTGCTTGATACAAACGCAACGAATGTATTTCGCCATGCTATATTTGAAGCATGTTTAATGGGAACAGGAATTGTAAAAGGTCCTTTAAATTACAACAAACAAATACATAAATGGACACGTACTGATATGGGCAGAGAATACACCCCATATACAAAAGACTGTCCTAAAATAGAACCTGTTTCTATATGGGATTTTCATCCAGACCCTTCAGGAACAAGCGTTGATGATTGTGAATACATCATTCAAAGACATCGAATGAACAGACAACAACTTAAAGCTTTAACTAATAGACCTTACTTTGATAAACAAGCTATCGAAGAGTGTCTTGCAAAAGGTCCTAATTACGAAGATAAATATTACGAAGACACTATAAGAGAAGATGAAACTGAACCTTATTATCAGGAGAATAGATTTGAAGTCCTTGAATACTGGGGTGTTATAGATACAAAATTTGCTGATGAGGTAGGATTGGATTTACCTGACTCAGTGTCAGAAATTGATCAAATACAAGTAAATGCTTGGATGTGTGGTAACGTAATATTGAGATGTGTTCTTAATCCATTCACTCCTTCACGACTACCATTCCATGTTTTCCCTTATGAAATAAATCCATATCAAATATGGGGAGTAGGTGTTGCAGAAAATATGGAAGATGCACAATTACTTATGAATGGACACGTTCGTATGGCTATTGACAATTTAGCACTCGCAGGTAATCTTGTATTTGATATAGACGAAGCAAGCTTAGTACCCGGACAAAACATGGATATATTTCCCGGTAAAATATTCAGACGACAGTCTGGTGTGACTGGCACAGCAATCAACGGATTGAAATTTCCAAATACTGCAGGTGAAAACTTGCAGATGTATCAAGTATCAAGACAACTTGCAGATGAAGAAACAGGAATACCATCCATAATGCACGGACAAACAGGTGTGACTGGCACTGGTAGGACTGCTGCAGGACTATCTATGTTGATGGGATCAGCAGGGTTATCTATGAAAACAGTAATAAAAAACATAGATGACTATTTATTAAAACCTATGGGAGAAGCATATTTTCAATGGAATATGCAGTTTAATGACGAAGCAGAGGATGTAGAGGGAGATCTTGAAATCAAACCTCGTGGAGTTGCAGCAGTAATGCAAAAAGAAGTAAGAAGTCAAAGATTGACTGCATTATTACAAACTGTGATGAATCCAACGTTAGCACCTTTTGTAAAAATACCAAACTTGATGAGAGAATTAGCTATATCACAAGATATAGATCCTGATAGTTTAGTTAATGATTTAAACGAAGCACAAATATACGCAGAGATATTGAAAGGACTTCAAAATGCTCAACAAGGAACTGGCATCGAAGGTAGCACCCCTAACCAACAACCATCAGATATGGGTGGGGTTGGAGGAGTACCTCAAGGAACTACTCAACCTAACGAACAAGGGATTGGCAACGGCACAATTGGAGTCGGAACTTCGCCAGTTGCAGGGGAGAGCAGTTTTACTGGCAACCCTCCTCAACCTGAAGAATGACGTTGAAAAGGTAATGAAGGCTAATGGACATAATAAAAAGTAATCCTAGAATAAACAACATGCTTTCTCGAATACGCAGAAAACAACAATTAAACGATGCGTTGGAGCAAAACAATATAAATGTTGAAACAACTCAACAAAAACAAGAAGCAGAGTCCGATATTAAAACAGATAATATTTCTTCTCAGATGTCAAATGCTTTAGGATTGGATGTTCAAACAGTTGGTAAAAGCACAGCCATACAGGATGCTCAAGAAATGATGGACATTGCAGGTGTAGGAAAAGGACAAACAGCAGGTGAAGTAGCCAGAGATATGTCAAAACAAAATAAAGAATTTTCTGACCCTTTTGCAAAAGCTTTTACATCTATTGGTGGTACAGAAGGTGCATCAGCAATAGCAGGAACGACAGCGTTGGGTGCTTTCTACGCAGGTGCTGAAAACGTTGCAAAAGGTGCGTTTCAAGCAACTAAATTGTTGTCTGGCCCCGGAGGTTTAGGTTTAAATATTATTGGGCCTACAGAACGTGATCCTTATGGTAAACCTGTAGCTATGGGTAGTGGTCTTTTAAGTCAAGTGTCAAATAAGGTAATGGATATACATTATGGTGTTGCTGATAAAATGGCACAAGGACTAGCAGGATACGATCAAGGATATTTAAATGGACAACTTGTAAGTTTAAGTCCGGGGTTTTTTGGTGGTCAAGTTTTAACAGGTAATGTTCCAACAGGTTTATCTGCAAGTGATTTTGCAGATATGTTAGGTCAAGCAAGAGAACGAGCAGATGAATTAGAAGAGATGGGTGTGGATACATCCAAAGGAACTAGCATAGTTGATCAGTTTGTGAGTCCTAGAGCTGCAATGGAAAAAGGGGGAATAGATGCTGATTCATTTAGTAGTCCAACCGAAGCAGCAAGAGCAGGTATAGGTTATTCTTCTTACGATGCAAAAGGTAATCCAACTGGTGCAGCACCTGCAGGTTCACAGTATAGTGCGACAGGTGTATTCAGTTCAGGAAGTAGTGATAGCGATAGTGATGGTGGTGGCAGTGTTAGTAGTGTTAGCGATGCAACCGATGATCCTGCAGAAAATTTTGATTTTAACAAAGGTGGTTCTGTAGGTATGCAAATGGGTGGTGATCCTAAACAACAACAAGCACCTACTGGTGAAATAGGGTTTGTTGGAGGACCTCCAGATAAATTTACTGAACAACAAACTATAGCTGATGATATACCTAAAAAAGTACCTGAGGGTGCATTTATTATTAACGCACCTGCCGTAGAATTTGCAGGTAAAGAAGATATAAAACAAATGTTAGTTGAAGCTTATGAGTTAGTTGCTCAAGCAGATATTGACGCAGGGGTTGACAAATCTCCTAAAGCTGCTAAAATACCAAGTAAGGAACAAGTTGATATAATGATCTCTCGTGGTGAGGTCATAGTACCCCCAGAAGTTGCAAAAGTAATAGGCTACGATAGATTAGAGAAAATAAATAATCGTGGTAAAAAAGAAGTAGCACGTAGAAAAGAAGAATCAGAACAGCAAGAAAAACCACAAGCTAGGGCAGTAGCAGATGGTGGTGTTATAACAACTATAGATGATGTTGAGTTTAAAAACTTTTACTCATCACCTGAAGAAGCTAGAAAAGTAATTGACGGAATAGCTAAAAAATTACCACTTGCAGATACTTTGGCTATACTTATGGAAGGTGAAGCTGAAGTTTTAGGAGATGAAGGACTAGAAGGTGCGGCTCACGTTTTAATTAATAGAGCAGACGCTGAAGGTTACAGAGATTTTGGTAACACTATTAACGAAGAGCTTACAAAAAAGACGTACGGAAAAAACAAAATATTTCAATTTAATGCTTTAGAGCCTACAAAATTTAGAGAAACTTTAAATAAATTTAAACAAGATAAAGACAGATATTTAAAAGTGCGTAATATCGCTGAAGAAGTTTTAGCAGGATCTAGGAAAGATTTTACAGGTGGTGCTTTATTTTTTAAAAATCCAACATCATCAAAAGCAAAAGATTTTAAAAAAATGGTAGACTCTGGTGAATTAATTGAAACAACAAGAACTGTTAGTTCTTCAAATCCAAATTTTATCCACATATATTTTAAACCAAGAGATTTTGGAACTGTTGTTAAGAAACAACCAGAGATAAAAGAAAGTTTTAGAAGTCTTGATCCAGATGTAGGTACAAGACCTAAAGTAAGAATACCTGAGTCAAAGGGTGGATCATTTCTATTTAGAGGAAGTGATTATGAAAGTGGTGGAGCAAAACCTGCTTTCTAAATAATTCGTCAGCTACCCACGTATTAGTGGCCCTGACAAACCGAAGCAGCTACCCACAGCCAGTGGCACTGCATGAATGAGGTATAAAACAATGGCAAAACAAGTAAGAGGTGCGAGAGCAAATAAACCTAACGATTCCTTTGGAACAATAAATAATCCTAATCTGTATCGAAATAAATATCGTGAAGATGTTTATAAAGATGATGAAGAGGAAAAAGAAGTTAAATCTGATGAAGTTGGCACTGAAGAACAATCAGCTACCCAACAAGATAACGGATTTATAGAGACTAAAAACGAGGAAGCTCAAGAGTCTCACGATTATAAAAAGCGTTATGATGATTTAAAAAAACATTATGACAACAAACTTCAAGAATGGAAGAATGAAAAAGAAGCTTTAGAAGCAACTGCTGAAAAGATGAATCTTGATCCTTCCGTTAGACTTCCAAAAAGTCCTGAAGAGCTTGAAGAGTTTAAGGATAAATATCCTGATGTATATGCTGTAGTGCAAACTGTAGCAACCATGCAAGCTCAAGAGCAATCAAAGACTTTAAAAACGGAACTTGAAGATCTTAAAAATCGTGAAAAAAATTTAGTAGTTCAGAGTGCATACAAAGAATTATTAAATGTTCATCCTGATTTTCCAGAGTTTAAAGACGATGAAAAGTTTCTTCTATGGTTGGATGATCAACCTGCTTCTATATCAGAGGGTATTACTAAAAATAATACCGATCCAAAGTGGGCAGTAAGAGTTCTTGATCTCTACAAAGCCGATACAGGCAAAACAACTAAGAAGCCTTCACAAAGACAACAAGCTTCTGCTGCAGAATCAGTTAAAACTACTAGATCACGTGAGGTTAAGATTGATTCACAACAGAATAAAAAAATCTGGAAGGGTTCTGACATCGCCAAACTTAAACCGTGGGAGTTTGAGAAGCACGAAGCTGATATAGACTTAGCACGGAAAGAAGGGCGAATTGATATGAACAGCTAAAACCTCAAATAAGGAGAGAGAAAATGGCTTTCGGAACAGCAGCAGGTTATGGAAATTTACCGTCAGGTAATTTCACACCTCAAATTTTTAGCCAGAAAGTTCTCAAATTCTTCAGACGTGCTTCGGTTGCAGAAGACATTACTAATACTGATTACTTTGGAGAAATTGAAAACTTCGGTGACACTGTGAATATTATCAAAGAACCAACAATAAGTGTATCAAGTTACACTAGAGGTTCTGTGGTAAATACACAAAACATAGCAGACGATCAAATTACATTGACCGTTGACCAAGCAAACGCATTTGCATTTAAGATTGATGATATTGAAGAGAGACAATCTCACATCAACTTTGAAGCACTATCAACATCTTCTGGTGCTTTTGCGTTAAAGAGAAAGTATGACGCAAACATACTACAAACTTTATCAGACGGTGCAGGCATTGCAGGTGCTGATGATGCAAGTTTATCAGGTGGTTTAACAACTACACTATCAACTTTAGGTACAGCTTCTGCTCCTATTAACGTAGAGACAGATGATGCAGGTATCAACCTCATGCTACAAATGGCAAGAGTGCTTGATGACCAGTCTGTGCCAGAAGAAAATAGATGGTTTGTTGCACCTCCAATCTTCTATGAGAAGATGTTTCAAGCAGGTAATAAGATCGTAGAAGTACAGGTAACTGGTGACGGATCTTCTAACCTCAGAAATGGACTTGCAACTCCGGGTACACTTGCAGGATTTACATGCTACAAGTCTACTGCTTTAAACAGCACATCAGGAACAGACCAAATAACAATGTCAGGACTAGCAACTGATGGTTCTGAAAATGTTATATTAGCAGGTCACATTTCAGCTTGTGCTACAGCGTCTCACATCGCAAAAACCGAAGTGGTACGTTCAACTGAATCATTCTCTGACGTTGTTAGAGGACTACACGTTTTTGGTAGAAAAGTTCTTAGACCAGAAGCCTTAGTCCGTGGCGTTATTGATTTTGCTTAATAGGGAGGATTAACTATGGCTACAATAGATAGAACTCCTAATGGAGGAACTGCAGGTCATCCTGCAGAGGTCGCAAGACCTTACGTGATGACATCTAAAGTTCACGACACTGCAGATGGTGGTGCAGGAGGAGATGTCATTCAATTGATTGATGTTCCTGCTGATACTATGATCGTTGCAGGCGTTCTCGAAGTTTTAGAAGCTAGAGGTAACACAGACATCACTTTAGATATAGGTTTTACAGGTGGCGATGTGGACTGTTTTGTTGACGGTTCAGTATTGGCTGCAGGTTTTACACCTTTTCTAGAAGCTGCAGTAGGTGCTTCTGGTGCTAATGCTAGAGTATTAACTTCAGCAGACACAATCGATGCGTTAATCATCGATGGTGGATCTACAGGTGAAAGTGCTGCCAGATTTAGAATACACGTTGTTCTAGCTGACATCTCTGCAAACCCTGTTGAGACTGCTACAGTTTCTACTGGAACATAAGACTACTACGAGAGAGCAGGGCAACTTGCTCTCTCACTTTTCTAAGGGGGTAATGTCTTATACAAGGGTAAGATATGCCGTATTTAATAAGTAACATCCCACACTTTAAATGTTGGGTAAGAAGAGAATTCACACACAATCATCAACAATATCACGGTGATTATTTACACGGACTAGCAATAGCCGTAAACACAGTACCAGACAGATGTCTAAGTTTTCAAGTCGTATTTACAGGATGTGAAAGTGATGACGATGAAAACGAACCGAACGTACACGGTGGTGCAATGTGGGCAAGGATGCCAATAACAGCACTCGTTGCTGATATACCGTACGAAGAGTGGCCGCAGATAATGCCAACGCATTTGGCTCAACCGTGGGACTGCAGTTCACACCACCACTCGATTGTACGACTAGATAGAGTTAGCTCGTCTCCGTGGATATGTAAAATAGACGGAGACTTTCATAAAGCACAATATCTATTTACTGTAGACTACACCGAAAGTGACATAGCAGATGATCCTGCACAACACAAACAAAGTCATGTATTACAGTTGATAGATGCAGGGGATTGGACTGGCAACATCGTTGCTCTTCCAAATAACAGAGTAAGGGCGACAAGTCCTGCACTTTGGGAAACTGGCGAAGGTCCTCCAGATTTTAGACCGAGCCAATATATACATAATGCAGAGATTCACGAAACTTATCTTGATCCTGCAGTAACGTTTAACAATTTATATTCGGAGAATGAAGAATGATGAAGAAAAAGAAAATGATGCGTGGTGGTGGCAAAGCTAAAAAGATGATGGCTAAAGGTGGTGCTACAGGTGGCAAAAAGAAAATGATGGCTAAAGGTGGTGCTGCAGGTGGTATGAGAAAAACCATGATGATGGGTGGTGGCAAAGCCAAGAAGATGATGGCAGGTGGTGGTCGCACAAAGATGGCATCTAAAGGTGGTGCTAAAGGTGGCAAGATGACTGTTGCACAATTAAGAGCTATGGCTAAAAACATGGGTTACAGTATTAAGAAAGTGTAATTAATGACCAAGAAAAGGGGTAGCATGAAAGGGTACACCATCAAGAGTGGTGACAAACGCCCTACTAAAAAAGGTGCAGGCATGACTGCTAAAGGTGTTGCCAAGTATCGTAAAGAAAACCCCGGAAGCAAACTTAAAACTGCTGTAACTGGTAAGGTTAAACCGGGGAGCAAGGCTGCAAAAAGACGTAAATCATTTTGTGCAAGAAGTGCAGGACAGATGAAAAAGTTTCCCAAAGCAGCCAAAAACCCTAACAGTAGATTAAGACAAGCTAGAAAGAGATGGAAATGTTAACTTTATCAGGTTTCTTTAGTAAACTATCTGTGTACTTTTGGAGAAAACACGTAGAACAACTAGAAAGGCAAAGACATGCTTCAGGCATTAATTGGCCCAGTAGCTAATTTAGCAAGCACTTGGTTTCAAAACAAGTTAGAAAAAACTAAGGCAGACGGTGAAGCAAAAGTAGCAGAAGCTAAAGCTCGTGCATCTGTTGCAGAAAAAGTTGCAGCAGGTAAAGTAAAGTGGGAAGGCAAGATGGCAGATGCTACAGTAGATTCGTGGAAAGACGAATTTGCTTTAGTTGTACTGCTTTTACCTGCAATACTGGTCTTCATACCCGGAATGAGAGAATACGTTAAAGAAGGGTTTGAGGTGCTTGCAACGTTACCTGACTGGTATCAATACTTGTTGTATATTGCTATATCTGCATCGTTTGGTATAAAAGGTGTAGGTCAAGCAGCAAAAATGATAAGGAAAAAATAATGGCTAAAATTATTGAAACAAACTTTGGAACGTTACTTAATCCTGAAAGAATAGCTAAAGGAAGTGCATCTACTGTTACAAAGCAAGGAGCATTTTATGTATTCTCAATTAGACTCGATGCTGATGATGTAAGAGAATATTCTTTTACAGATAGATCTAGGGCAGAGCAAATGAGACAAATACTTATTAGCCACTTAGCACAGAGAATAGCAAAAAAAGCATGATAAACTGGCTAATACAATTATTTAAGAAACAATCAGGGGATTTATCCGAACATAGACTTCATACAACCAAGTATGAAGATTTGTGCATGTAAAGGAGAAAGATATGGCGGCAAAAAAGAAAAGTGGATCTAAACCAAAAAACCCATCATTATATGCAAGAGTAAAAGCAGAAGCAAAGCGTAAATTTAAGGTGTACCCTTCAGCATATGCAAATGCTTGGTTAGTTAGAACATACAAGAAACGTGGTGGAACTTACTAATGGGCAAACCACAAGGGGGATTAACGAAGTGGTTTAAAGAGGACTGGCGTGACGTTAAGACTGGCAAGAAGTGTGGTCGGTCTGGTAAAGAAAAGAAGTCTAGACCTTATCCTGCATGTAGACCCAAAGCTGTTGCAGGTAAGATAAGCAAAGCAGAAGCACGTAAAAAGACAGGTCCTAAAGCTGTTAAGTGGTCTGTGACTGCATCAGGTAGAAGAAGAAAGAAAGCAGCAGAGGGTGGTAAAATACATCGAGGTAGAAAGGCAGAGATGGTATGAAGTATGATAGAGAAACGTTAGTTAAAAAGATAGCTGAACACGAAGGCATTGTGCTTCAGCCTTACGATGATTCTTTAGGTATAAGCACCATTGGTATAGGTCGTAACCTCGAAGGTCGTGGTATAGACGATTACGAACTTATGCACATGAACAAAACACTTGAGGAGATTGTAAGCGATGGTCTTACCGAAGAAGAAGCATACTATCTTTGTAACAACGATATAGATATTGTAGAAAAAGAATTACTTAAACAAAAACCAATTGTAGAAGAACTTAACGAAACAAGACAAATGTGTCTCGTTGATATGGGGTTTAATCTTGGTGTGCCAAGACTTATGAAATTTAAAAACATGTGGGAAGCCATAGAAAGACAAGACTTTGAATGGGCAGGAGCAGAGATGCTTAACTCACGTTGGGCAAAACAAGTAGGCAGACGTGCAGATAATTTAGCAAAAGCTATGGAAAATGGAGACTGGGTTGAATAAGAAACGATGCGAGACTTGCGAATGTTACGAC